CCAGGCCGCCGACCTCGCCGCCGACGCCGAGGAGGCGGCCGCCGGCCTCATGCGCTACGGCACCGGCGGACGCCGCGGCGCCGAGCACCCGATACCCGGCCGGCCCGACCTGCGCGACCGCATCGACGCCGCCACCACCACGCTCACCACGTGGGCGCGGCACGTCGCCGACGAGCGCGGCCACACACCGCCGGCACCCGGCCGGCACCCGGGCGGCACCGCCGCCGCGTGGCTGCGCGACCACCTCGACTGGCTACGCCACCAGCCGTACGCCGGCGAGGCCCTGGCCGACCTGTCCCGCGCCGCGCGGGACATCATCCGCACCGCCGACCGGCCGCCCGAGCGGGCCATCGTCGGCGCNTGCGAGTGCGGGGCGGTGCTGTACGCCATCGCCGGCGCCGACGACGTCAGCTGCCGGTCATGTGGGGCGCGCTGGGACGTCGAGGCGTCGCGGAGCATCCTGCTGCGCCACGCGGCCGACCAGCTGCTCAGCGCGGCGCAGATCGCCCACCTCGCCGCCAAGGCCGGCCACGACCGGCAGCGGGCCCGGAACAGGATCACGCAGTGGTCGCGCCGCGGCGTGGTCACGCCCGCGGCCCGTGACGACCGCGGTGTGCCGCTGTACCGGCTCGGCGACGTGCTCGACCGGCTCGCCGCCGACGCCACGCCGGCCCTCGCGGCGGCAGGATGACCATGGGCGTGGTACTGTCACCGGTCGAAGGGGTCAGTCGATGCTGCCCGGAGTCCGGCGCGGAGCGGACGACGAGCGTCGACCGATCGGCCGACGTGATCACTCGATGGCGCGTCGTATTCTCCCGGTCATGCGCAGATCGACCCGCGTCGCACTCATCGTCACCGGCGTCGTCGCCGGCCTGGCCGCCTCCGGCACCGGCATCGGGTACGTCGTCGCCGACACCGCCAAGCCCGCCGCACCCGACCCGGCCGCCATCGAGTGCGCCAACATCGAACGGGCCTACAACGCCTGGGCCGCCGGTCGGCTCCGCGACATGTACGAGTACAACCTGGCGACCGCGCCGGACCTGCTGGCCGAGGTCGAGGACCAGCGGGAGCTGCTCGAGGCGGTGTCCGGATACGACAGCCAGGCCAGCAGGGATCTCGCGACGGCGGTCGCCCGATTCGGCGCCGAGCTGGCGGTACTGCGCGCGCAGATGACGATCTCGGGCGGTACCGACCTGGACCAGGCGGCGGCGGTCGCGGACGCGCAGACCGGGCTGCGCCAGCAGTACGCCGCGTGGCGGGCCGCGACATGTGGATGACGTAGCGGAGGGGCACAGTGGCCCGCGTCGTGTACCTCGTCGCCGGGCCACCGTGTGCGGGCAAGAGCACCTACGTGCGTCACCGGGCTCGGCCCGGTGACCTCGTGCTCGACCAGGACGTCATCGGCGCCCGGGCCATGGCCGCCGGCATGCGGCGTGTCGCCGCCATGACCGACGGCACGGCGTGGGTCATCCGCTGCGCTCCCGGTCCGACCAGGCGCGCCGAGCTCGCCGCCGAGCTGGGTGCCGAGGTGGTGCTGCTGCGTCCCGACGACGCCACCCTGATCGCACGGGCCGCCGCGCGGCCACACCCGCGGCGGGCGATCCAGGCGGTGCGGGACTGGATCAGGCGCGAGGCCGAGGACAAGCCGCCGGGGCGTCAAACTCGGGGGCGGGGTACGCCCCGGCCCACCACCACACAGCGTGGATACGGGTGGGAGCATCAGCAGGCCAGGGCCGCAGCACTGCGGGAGCTGGCCCGGGCCGGGCAGGGGCTGTGTCCGTTCTGCTCGCTGCCGATGACGCCCGGGATGCCACTGGACTACGACCACTACCCACCCCTGGTGTACGGCCCTGGCCCGCGCGTGCGCAGGCTGAGTCACAGGTCCTGCAACAGGCGTGCTGGCCAGCGTCTGGCCATGCAGCGCAGACAGCAGAGCACGATCGTCGTGAACTCTCGTCGCTGGTGAGGCCGGTGGGCGGACCAGGGGGGGCGCCCCGGGCGCGCAAATCGGACATATCCTGACCCCGCGCCCCTGTCAGGGAAATCTCCCCCCGCTCTGGATCTTGGGAGGGGCCGTTGGCTGACCGGACGGCGGCCGAGCGGCAGCGCCGGTACCGGGCGCACCGACGCGGCGACCACTCGCTGTGCGATCCGAACCGGTGTAACCCGTCGACCGTGGCCGTCACGGACGCCGTGACGCGTCACGGCGTCGCCGGGGTGACGTTGGGGCGGCGCGGGCGGCGGCTGTGGGAGCAGGTGACCGCCGNNGGGCCGGAGCTGCGCCCGACGGAGCGGGTGCTGCTGGAGGAGGCGTGCCGGATCGCNGACCGGCTGGACAAGCTCGACCGCCTGCTGAGCGGTGACGCCGGGGATTGGCTGGCGCTCGCCGAGGACCGCGGCGACCCAGAGCGCCTGGTCATCGTCGTNGACAGGGCGCTGTCGGAGGCCCGCCAGCAGGCGGCCGTGCTCAAGCAGATCTTGGCCGAGCTGCGCCAGTCGCGCGCGTCGACGCGGCAGACCAGGCAGTCGGCGACACCGCAGGGCAAGGGGGGTGCGGGTGTCCTCGACCTCACTGCTCGAATCGCCGCCCTCCGTGGCGGCGCGGCCACGGGTTGACGTCCACCCGCCGTACGAGGTGACGCTCGGCCCGGTGGCTGTCGATCTAGCCCGCCGGGGCGGCCTGGTGCTGGACCGCTGGCAGGCCGACGCGCTGGACGTGATGTGCGCGATCCGCCCCGGCGGGCAGTGGGCGTGCTTCGAGTACGGCGAGATCGTGTCCCGGCAGAACGGCAAGGGCGCCATCCTCGAGGCCAGGGCACTCGCGGGACTGTTCCTGTTCGGCGAAGAGCTGATCATGTGGTCGGCGCACGAGTACAAGACGGCGATGGAGGGCTTCCGGCGGGTGCTGGCGGTGCTGCGCCGGCTCGGTACGCGCCTGTCGGACACCCTGTATGACGTCGACGGCGTGCCAGTCAAGGTGATCAACACCAACGGCGAAGAGTCGCTGGAGCGGCTCGACACCGGCCAGCGGTTGCGGTTCATCGCCCGCAGCAAGGGTTCCGGGCGGGGCTTCAGCGGCGACGTGAACATCATCGACGAGGCGTTCGCGCTCACGCGCGAGCAGCAGGAGGCGCTGATGCCGACGATGTCGGCCAGGCCGAACCCGCAGATCATCTACACGAGCAGCCCGCCGCTGACCGGTGACACCGGCGACGTCCTGTACGCGCTGCGCCAGCGGGCCGACGCCGGCGGGGACGACTCGCTGGGCTGGCGTGACTGGGGTCTGGCCGGCGACCTGGACGACCTCGCCGCCGTCGACCTGGATGACGAGCGACTGTGGTACCAGGCCAACCCGGCGCTGGGCGGTCGGCTGACGGTCGAGTACGTGCGCCGCGAGCGCCGGTCGATGTCGGATGTCGGCTTCGCGCGGGAACGGCTGGGGATCTGGCCGCGCTGGACCGGTGGTGACGTCCCGCAATGGCAGGTGCTGCGCGAGGCGGATTGGGCCGCCGCTCTGCGCCCGGAATCGCAGCTGTACGGCCGGCCGGCGATCGGGGTGTACGTGCCGCCGGACCGGTCGTACGCGGCGATCGGGCTCGCGGGCGCGGCCGTCGGTGGCGGCCGGCACATCGAGGTGGCCGGGGACGGCGAGACGCTCGACTACCGGCCCGGCACGGCGTGGGTGGTGCCGCGGCTGGTCGCGCTCGAGCGGCACCGCCCGTCGGTGCTGGTGATCGACGACAGGGCGCTCGCCGACGAGGCCGAGGGCGCGGGCCTGGTGGTGCATCGGGCGTCGGTCGCCGACATGGTGACCGGCTGCCAGCTGCTGTACGACGGCATCTCCGGTGCGGACCTCGCCGGGCGGGACGTCGTCCACATCGGCCAGCCGGAGCTGACCGAGGCGGCGCGCGGCGCGGTGCGGCGGGACATCGGCGGGTCGTGGGCGTGGGCCCGCCGGGACCTAGCGGTGGACATCACCCCGCTGGCGGCCGTGTCGCTGGCCTTGTTCGGGCACTGCACGCCGCGGGTGCAGCGGCCGGCGCCGGCACGACCGAGGGCGGTGTGGGTGTGACGCGGAATCAGGCGCTGGCGGCACTGGCCGTGGCGACCGCGCTGATTGTGGCCGGGCTGACGTGGCGGTTCGGGCCGTGGGGGCTCATCGGGTCGGGCGTGGGACTGGCCGCCCTGGTGCTCTTCGGAGTGGATGTGAGGGAGCGGCATGAAACTGTGGCAGGCGCTCCGGCGCGGCGCCGGCACCGAGTCCCGGTTCACGTTCCAGGACCTCGCTGACGCGTACGCGTCCGGCCAGGTGTGGCCGTACTGGACGACGTCGCCGTGGCTCAGGCAGGAAGAACTGGAGCATTCGTTTCTGGACTACGTCCAGAACGCGTACAAGGCCAGCGGTGTCGTGTTCGCGTGCGCGATGGCCCGGCAGCGCATCTTCTCGCAGGCGAGATTCCAGTGGTCGACGTTCACCGGGGCCAAGCCGGGCCCGCTGTTCGGCACGCCGGAGCTGGCGCTGCTGGAGCGGCCGTGGCCCAACGGGTCCACCAACGAGCTGCTGGCGCGGATGATCCAGGATGCGGACCTGGCCGGGCAGGCGTACATCGCCCGGGAGGGCGACCGGCTGCGACGGCTACGCCCGGACTGGGTGCAGATCGTGCTGTCGGCGCCGCCGGCCGAGGCGGTCGAGTCCGACGTGGTCGGCTACCTGTACCGGCCCGGCGGCCAGTCCGGCAAGGGCGACAGCCGGGTCTACCTGCCCGACGAGCTGTGCCACTGGACGCCGACGCCGGACCCGGAGGCGCAGTACCGGGGCATGTCCTGGCTGACCCCGGTGGTGCGGGAGATCCGCGCCGACAAGGCCGCCACACAGCACAAGTTGAGCTTCTTCGAGAACGCGGCCACGCCGAACTTGGCCGTCTCCTTCAAGGAGTCGGTCAGCACCGAGGAGTTCGACGCCTTCATGAGGGCGCTGAACGACTCGCACCAGGGGCCGCGGAACGCCGGGAAGACCCTGTACTTGGCCGGCGGCGCGGACGTGACGGTGATCGGCGCCGACCTGAAACAGCTCGACTTCAAGGTCGTCCAGGGCGCGGGCGAGACCAGGATCGCGAACGCGGCCGGGGTGCCGGCGGTCATCGTCGGCCTGTCCGAGGGCCTGCAGGGGTCGAGTCTCAACGCGGGCAACTACAACTCGGCCCGCCGGAACTTCAGCGAGGGCACGCTGCAGGATCTGTGGGTCGGGGTGTGCGCGGCCCTGGAAACGGTGGTCCGGCCGCCCGACTCCCGCACCCGACTGTGGGTCGACACGTCGCAGATCCCGTTCCTACGCGACGACGCGCGGGACATCGCCGAGATCCAGCGAACCCAGGCCGTCGCCCTGCGGGCGCTGGTCGACGCCGGCTTCAACCCGGACGCCGGCGTGCGGTTCCTGGCCAACAACGACCTGACCGCGCTGATCGGCCAGCACTCCGGTCTGTACTCCGTCCAGCTCCAACCGCCCGGCTCCGGGCAGCAACCCGCGAAGGAGGGTGGCAGTGGAGACGCTTCGTGACCTCGACATCGTCCGGGCCGCCCCGGCCAGTGTCCGGGCGCTGCGCTCCGACGATGCGATGCCGATCATGGAGGTCCGCTTCTCGCGCTTCGACACCTGGTACGAGATCGACTCCTGGTGGGAGGGGCGGTTTCTCGAGCGGACGCGCCGCGGCGCCTTCACCAAGACGATCAAGGAGCGACTGTCGCAGATCCGCTGCCTGTACGACCACGGCTACGACCCGCAGATCGGCAACAAGGTTCTGGGGTCGATCGAGTCGCTGACCGAGGAGCACGACTCGCCGGTCGGTGTCGTGCGGCTGTTCGACACGTCGTACAACCGGGACCTCCTTCCCGGCCTCGAAGCCGGCGTCTACGGATCGTCCTTCCGCTTCCGCGTAGTCAAGGAGGAGTGGAACGACGACCCGGGCCGCTCCGACCACAACCCCGAGGGGCTGCCGGAGCGGACGATCACCGAGGTCCGCCTGTTTGAGTTCGGCCCGGTCACCTGGCCGGCCAACCCGGACTCGACGGCCGGCCTGCGGTCGCTGACCGACGCCTACTACGCGCGGCTGCGCTCCCGCGACCCGAACCGGGTCGACGAACTGGAGGCCCGCGCCCGCATGCTTCGCACTCCCGACCGGCAGCCAGCCGCCACCACGGCACTGGATGAGGCGGGAGCCGCACCCCA